AGATGGACTCATGGGCACGCCAACGCCCAATCTTCAATAAACTCCAGGCCAAGACCGAACACCGTATGCGTGACGAATCCAACCGCATCAAAACACTCCTCATTCCCGAAATGCAAAAGGCCTATCGCAAATGACCAAAGGCATCCTCACCACAACGGTAGGTGGCAACGTCTCCCGATCCGAAGTCTACATGAAACTCCTCGACCACGTCCGCGAGTGCCAAGACTGCGCCGCCCTCATGGCGCACCTCCACAACACCGAAGGCAACGACATGGACAAACTCCTGGCCCGAGGCTGGCTCGGCATGTCCGAGATGTTCAAATTGACCGCGCACCAAGTAACCCTCCTTGCCCAGAACAAGCTCCAATGACCATCTACGATTACTTCATTCTCACTTGGCTAATCCTCCTAACGCTATTCGTATTAGCAATCGCGAACGTGCGCCTATAAATCGCCATAGCCCTTGACTTCCCTCATAGGTTGTGTTATACTTAAAGCTCAATCAGAAAGCAGGAACTCTGATGCTTAAGGTCACCCCCACCCGCCCACCATGGACGCCCCAACAAGAGGCCATCTTCGAGGCCGCCCGCGCCCCGGGCAACCTCATGGTCGCGGCCCTAGCCGGAACCGGCAAGACCCGCACGCTCGAACAAATCCAACTCGCCTCCCGCACCAAACCCATCCTCTATCTAGTCTTCAACCGCAAGAACGCCGAGGAAGCCCGTGAACAGATGCTCTCTACCACCGTCGTCAAGACATTCAACGGCGCGGGTCTTAGTGTCTGGGGTACTGGTCGATCCATCACCCAACTCGATGTCCCCGGCAAGCCCAATAAAACCCGCACGATCCTTCGCGAGATCATTACGGAGAGCCCGAAGTCGACTCAATCTGCTCTTTGGTCCGCGTACGATCAAGTGGTCGCGGGAGTTAATCTGGCAAAGTCACTTGGCTACGTACCTGCGGGCCAACGCGTTGAGACCCTAATCGCCCAATCCACCTTCCACTCCCGCCTCGACGAGTCCCCCGATGACCTCGTGTCTGATCTTATCGACGCCGTTCTACGGCGAAGTATCACGAGCGCTCTCGCAGGCACCATCGACTTCAATGACCAAGTTTACATGCCAGCACTGTGGGGCGGTACTTTCCCTCGATTCCCGCAGGTCATGGTTGATGAGTACCAAGACCTATCTCCAGTTAACCACCTCCTGCTTGCGCGGCTCACAACCCGCCGCCTCATCGGGGTCGGTGACGAAGCCCAGTCCATTTATGGGTTTAGAGGTGCGGTTGCGGGAGGAATGTCGCAAGCGATCGCGACGTACGCGATGAACACCCACGAACTCTCGGTCTCCTTCCGCTGCCCCTCGGCCATCGTCTCACACGTCCACTGGCGCGTCCCAACCTTCCAAGCACACAGGAAAGGCGGCAATGTCCAAACCCCTGACAGCCTATTTGCGGTGGATATTCCTCCCGACGCTACTATCATCTGCCGCAATAATGCTCCTCTATTTGCTCTTGCATTTCGGCTCATTGCTGCTGGGCATAGCGTATCTGTATCTGGTTCTGACATTGGTCCGCGCATGGTGGCGATTATGAAACGCCTCGGGGATGAAGATATGTCCCGAGCCCAGACCCTCTCCGCCATCAACGATTGGGAAGCCGAGAAGGTCGCGAACGAATCCAAAACCGCCTCGGACATGGCCGAGTGCATGCGGGTCTTCGCGCGTCACGGTGACTCCCTCGGCCAAGCGCTACTCTACGCTCAACACCTCTTCGCCCAAACCGGCTCCATTACCCTCCTCACCGGCCACAAAGCCAAGGGCCTCGAATGGCCCTACGTCATCCACCTCGACCCGTGGCTCTGCGGCGACGCGGCCCAAGACCAGAACCTACGCTACGTCATCTCCACCCGATCCCAAGACACCCTGATCGAGATCAACTCGGACCAAATCCAATGGTGAGGCGCTATCGCCCACGCACATCCCTACACGGCTTCAAATGGAATCTCCCCGGTATCTATTACTGCCAACATCATCGTTCCAAACCTTTTCGAGTCAAATACAAACGCAATGGCAAAGACATTAACGTTGGTTACTTCTCTACCCTAGCCGAAGCTACCTGCGCCGCCGAACTCTTTCTAAGGAACGATCAATGTCATCTCCCACTACCCGTCAGGCGTATCCTGATATTTACGCGCTCCTCGATCGAGCCCTAGACTCCCCCTCAGGCCTCCGCGTCAAGGTCGCAGACCACGACAAGGCTGTGTTCCTTCGGATGCGGATCCACCAAGCGCGCCAAATCGCCCGCAACGACAACGCCGAACTCTACTCCCCCGGCGAACCGCTCTACGCGGCCTCGGAATATGACCGCTTCCAGATCCGCATCCGCGTGGACGCCGACGCCAACTGCGCGTGGGTCATGATCGAACCGCGCACGGCCGACATCCTCGCGATCGAAGAACTAACCCCTCTCACCCCGGAGCTACTAGAATGGAACAACGAGGAACCCGCACCCCAATTGAAACTTACCTCCCCCTCTGGTACCGCGCCCTCGATGAAGAGATTGGAATACTCGTCGAATGCACCGAGCGACGAAAGCTCGTCCAAGCCCTCTACGAAGTCCGAACCGGAGCCAACGACCCCCGGCTTGAGGCGCTTATGATCTTCCAGCCCGGAGACGGGATGGTGTTCATCGCCAAGAAGGCCGTGGAGCTAGAGCCCTAATGCCCACCCTCGCAGGACCGCCCCTCCTCAAAGTCACCCTCAACCTCTACGAGGCCGACGTGATCGCGATGGAGGCCCACTACGGCCGGGGCTGGACCACAATCGTCCGCGAACTGGTCGCGGCCCACATCCCGCACGTCCGCCGCCCGCATCGCACCCTCGAAGACATCGCTCGCGAAATAGGAGATCCCGACAATGGCTGACGAACCCCTCACCGACCTCGACGCCCTCATGTCGACCGATCCGCTCTCCCTATCCGATCGCGACATCGACGCCATCATCGCGATCCAACGCAACGCACGCGCCCAACGCGAGGCCGGGATCAAGCCCAAGCGCGAGAAGGGCCCCACCAAAAAGCTCGACCTCAAGGCCCTCGGGCTCATCAAGGAAGTCCCCAAGACCAAGCCCGGTGCCCCCGGCGGCCTACGGAGGATCTAACCCATGGATGCAGGACCCATTCCCCCACAGTCACCCTTCCTCCCCGGCACCAAGATCCAATTCGCCTGGGACTCGACCTCCCTCGGCTACCTCAAACGTTGCCCACGCCTCTACCAATACCACATGATCGAGGGCTACACCTCCCGCGAGGACAACCTCCACCTTCGCTACGGCATCGAGTACCACACCACGATCGAGCACTACCACAAAGCCGTAGCCTCCGGCAAACGCCACAAGGCCGCAATGCGCGAGGCTATCCGAGCCCTCCTCGTCCGCGTCTGGGAATGGAACGTCGACACCACCACCCCAACCGGCCGGTACAAGAACCGTGCCACCATCGTCGAACTCTGTATCGACTACTTCGACAAGTTCGGCGACGACGACGTGGCCAAGACCTACATCAAGGACGACGGTAAGGCCGCGGTCGAGCTCTCCTTCCGGTTCGAACTCGATTGGGGGCCCAGCGAGCTTGGGGGTGTGGGCCAACCCTACCTCCTCTGCGGCCATCTCGACCAAGTCGTGAACTTCAACGACTCCCTCTTCGTAATGGACCACAAAACCTCCAAGAACACCCTCTCCGACTACTACTTCGACCAATACAATCCCGACAACCAAATGACTCTCTACTCCCTCGCGGGCAAGATCGTCATTAACTCCCCGATCAAAGGCGTCATAATCGACGCGGCCCAGATCCTCCTCGAGAAACCCCACGCCTTCAAGCGGGGCCTCACCCTCCGCACGCCCGAACAACTCGACGAATGGACCAGCGATCTCGAATACTGGCTCAACCAAGCCGAGGCCTACGCGACCGCAGGCTACTGGCCGATGAACGACACGGCCTGCTCGATGTACGGTGGGTGCAAGTTCCGGGAGGTCTGCTCCAAGTCCCCCTCGACCCGCCACGTCTACCTCAAATCCAACTTCATCAAACAACCCCCGGAGGAACGATGGAATCCCCTAAAGCCCAGGTAAGGGCCATCCTCCCACTCGGTAAAGGCCGCGTGGTCGACCGCGGCCCCGGTCATTTCAAAATCGCCATCGGCGGCTCAACCACCATCACCATCACCATGCCCATGGATCACTACGACATTCGCGACGGCGATTTACTCTCACTCTACACGGAGGTGCTTCTTGCCCAACCTAGCCAACCACCAATCCAATAACTTCGTCAAACTACTCCTCATCGGGGATTCCAAGGCAGGTAAGACCGGATCTCTAGTCTCCCTCGCCAAGGCAGGCTACAAACTCCGGATCCTCGATCTCGACAACCTCCTCGATCCGCTCAAATACTTCATCCAGCGCGAGTGTCCCGAAAGGATGGCCAATGTCGAATACCGAACCCTCAGAGACAAGCGCAAGTCCGGAGCAACCGGAGTCGTCATCTCCGGCCAGCCCAAGGCGTACATCGACACAATCAAGATGCTTGATCGGTGGAAATACACCGATGATCTGGGAAACGAAGTCGACCTGGGAGTCCCAAGTGAATGGGGTCCCGATTGCATTCTCATTATCGATAGCCTATCCCGTCTCTGCGATGCGGCCTATGACTGGCGAGAACCTCTCACGCCTGCTGGCAAATCAGGTGAGAGAGATGGTCGAGCGATCTATGGCGACGCTCAGGACGCAATCGAAAACCTCCTAGCCATGCTCACCGGCCCACTCATGGCCACCAACGTGATCGTCATAGCCCACGGACTCTACATGGAACTCGGCGACGGCACCAGCAAGATCTTCCCCCAAGGCGTGGGCCAGAAGCTGTCCCCCAAGATCCCACAATACTTCCCCTCGGTCATCTACTACAAGAACACCGCTGGCAAGCGCACGATCCAACTCCGCTCCAGCCCAATGATCGACCTCGCCAATCCGGCCCCGTTCGCAATGCCCGAATCCCTAACCATCGAGACAGGTCTCGCGGAGTTCTTTGCCGTACTTCGCGATCCACCTAAGCAGGAAACGGCAATCCCACCCAAACCTAAATCACTCACATTGAAAAGAGCATAACCTATGGCAAAAGCACCCAACTTCGGTTCCCTCCTCGACAAAGCCCCCAGCGAAGTCGAGAAGCCCAAGCCCCTCCCCGAGGGCCAGTACCTCTGGGTCGTCAAGGGCCTCCCGCGCTACGACAAGTCCTCCAAGAAGCAAACCGAGTTCGTTGAGTTCACGCTCGCGGCCCTCCAAGCCGGGCCCGACGTGGACCAGGAAGAACTCGCCTCGATGGGCGGCATCGCGGACAAGACCACCCGTGCGACCTTCTACCTCACCGACGGATCCCTCTGGCGGCTGAAGGAATTCCTGGAACATTGCGGCGTCGGCGAAGGTGACTCCCTTCGCGAGATGGTCGAGGAGGCCCAGAACTGCCAAGTCGTCGGCTACATCCGGCACGAAGCCTCCAACGACGGCGAAAGCTTCTTCGCTCGTCTCGGCAAGACCGCCAGCGCGGACGACTTCGGCGAAGAACAGGAGGCCGCATAACATGGTAGCCACTAGAGAACAGACCTACGGCGAAAAGGCAGTTGGCCTCACCTTCAATCCTTCGGGAATGGGCGATGTCGACAAGTTGAAGAAGCTCTATGCGGACATCATTGACCACATGGATGATTTCCGTAAGGGCTACATCGCCCGTGGCGACAATCCCGAAATGGTACGTTACTGCTCCATTGCTATCACCGAAGCGCAAACTGCGCAGATGTGGGCAGTGAAAGCCGTAACGTATAGGGGTTAGTCTAATGTCCCGGCGAGGCCAACCCCACGCTATGACGCGACTTGAGATTGGCCTCGCCATCAACGCCTACCTGCGGATGGGGATCTCGGGTGCCCAACTCGCGATCATCTTCCGCAGGGATCAATCCGTAATCTACCGTCAAATCCGAAAGGCTCTTAAATGGTCACCAACGCAACGGCTGCCGCGATCTTGGAAACCCAAAACGTCGACGCGATCCTCAACCAACGCCAATCCACCCACGGCGACTTCGCCGATAACGCCCGCGTCGCCCAGTACATGAAAGAAGTCGTCACCCACGAAGTCGGCTGGCGGGCCCTCACCCTCGTCCAACGCGAGGCGATCCACATGATAATCCTCAAACTCGGCCGCATCGTCACCGGCGATCCCTCCGTCCGCGACCATTGGGACGACATCGCAGGCTATGCCACTCTCGCCGCGACCCGCGTCCACGAAGGCAACAAGGCTTAGGCCCAAGTATGGCTATCTCAAAACCTATACTTTTAGTGGGAGAAGCCTACGGCCAGAACGAAGCCCGAATTGGCAAGGGCTTCGTCGGTCCGTCCGGTCTCGAACTCCTCAAGATGCTCAACGAAGCCGAAGTCATCACCCTTGGCCCGAGCGACTTCGGCAACCTCAAGCTCTACTACAACACCGGCAAGTCCGACTACATCGACGCGATCTGGGCGGCCCATCCAGAGGTCGCCCGAACCAACGTCTTCAACCTCCACCCACCCGGCGACCGGCTCGAAGCCTTCTGCGGCGATAAGTCCGAGGCCGTCCAGGGCTGGCCGAAGCTCGGCACCATCGGGTGGATCAACGCTGCCTACGAACCCGAACTCGAAAGGCTTGGCAATGAAATCATGGCTCTTGATCCCAATCTCATTATCTGTCTTGGCAATACTCCTATCTGGGCCCTTGGCGGTCGCACTGGTGTGTCCAAACTCCGAGGGACTACCTTTCTTTCCGACCATATTGTTAGTGACTATAAATGCCTTGTGGCTTATCATCCTGCGGCTGTGATACGCCAATGGGAACTTCGGCCT